GGCTACGGCTACGGCTACGGCGACGGCTACGGCGACGGCTACAGCTACGGCTACGGCTACGGCTACGGCTGAGCCGAAGGATCACCCATGTCAATTTGTCAGGCGATCACCGCCTGACACCCCCTAAACCCGATGGAGGCCGCTTTGCACAACGTTACCCGCATCCCCGTTCCTGTCGCCTTGGCCCAGGCGCGTCTGTCGCGCCGCGACCATGGCCACCGCGCGACCTGCCTGAACCTTGCGCTGAAAATCATGGCACAACACAACCCGCCACCGCGCGGCCCGGCCCGGATCTATGATCTGGCCGCCGAACGCGCGCGCCGTCTGGGGGCAGCATGATCGCCATGCTCCCAATCCCCTTGCCCTTTGCCACACTTGCGATGATCCCGCTGATCTGCGGCCTCTGGACCGCAGCCAATGATCTGGCCACGCTCATGGACAACTTGGACCGGCTGAACGCCGATCAGGGTGACGCATGATGACCGCCGTGAAAAAACCATTCACCGAGGCGGATGCGGACAATTTCCAACAGGCGGCGATGACGGCGATCTATGATCTGGCCGACGAAACCGATCTGGACTATGGCCTTGCCGTCACCATCCTGTTGGACGCCGTCCTTGTCGATTTGCGCCTCGCTGGCGACGATCTTTGCCGGTCCTACATCGATGCGACTTGGGCACAGGCCACCGCTGCCCCGGACAGCGATGCCGAACGCGCCGCAACTGACGCAAGGACCGAACTCGGGCCGCGCCTGATACAGGCAATCCGCGACCACGACGACGCCGAATGGCAGACCACCGTCCTTGCCGGTGGCGCGGGGCGGGTGCAATGACCGACCGCGACCGCATCGAACAGTTTGTCCGTCTGGCCGAACCCTTGGGCCCCGCTGGCCGGGTGCAGGCATTCCGTGACGCGTTGCACGCCGATGGCGTCTTGGTTGACGCACCGCCCGGCGACACATCGGACGGCTATGCCATTGCCTTGTTTGGCATACAGGCGATTGGCATCAACGAGGACGACACCGCCCAGCAATGGCTGTGCATGGCGCGGACCCAAATCGGCGGTTTTACCAAAATCAACACCGACCCCGCGATGCGCACCGCGCAAATCCTCTGGGCCCTGCATGTAATGTCCGCCCCGCCACAACCAATGCGCCGCGACCACCTGTCCAGCGCCTGCCAGATCGTTCTGGCGCTGTCATCCGATCAAACCCTGATCGACCGCGCTCGCGACTGCGAACGTGTCCACCAGCTGCAAAGCAAAACCGAAACCCGCACAGCCTGAAAGGCCAGATGACGCCAAACGACCAACCCTTTGAATTGCGAACCGCCGACCAGATCCTTGCCATGCTCGACAATGGCGACTTTCTGCATGGCTTCCTGACGCGCCACGCTGAATTGATCGTGGCCATGCACAGCCATCAGATGACCCACGGCGGCAAAGCCAAGGGCAAGGTGACACTGACCCTCGCTTATACGCTCGACAAGCAGTTGAGCCTGCAGATTGAAGGCGAGGCCCGGTTTGAAAAGCCAAAGACACCCAAGGCCAGCGCCACACTCTGGACCACCGCCGACGGTGCCTTGACTCCGCAAAACCCCCGCCAGCCCAGCCTGCCGGGCATCCGCGATGTATCCACCCCACAGCACGCTGTACGCGACTGACAATCCAACCGACAGGAGAATCCCCTTGGACCATAAAACCCCGGAAAACATTGCCCAAACAGTGGCAAATATCATGGAACAGATCGGCGCAGTTGATGTTATGGACATCACCACCGCGACGCGCCGGATTGACGATCCGCTGGTTCTTGCAGTCCCTGCCGGGCAGACCGTGCAGGACTTCACCGACCGGTTGCGGCAGGTGCAGCAAATCCTAAAACCTTACCAGCGCAAGGGCACGGCCAAGCTGACCACGGTGCGCAGCCTGATCGATTGGGCCAACCGGTTCAAGGGCGAAAACTCGATCATCTACGCCCAGAACGACGCCGCCAACCTTAGCCTGACCTGCGTCGCCGACTATCACGGCGCGGGCGCGGCCATCATTGACAATCTCAATGGCGACCCATCGGCCCGCCATTGCCACCACCGCGCGACCTATGCCTTCCCGCTGTCCAAACAGTGGCAGGCATGGACAGCGATCAGCGGTGCCGCCCAAAGCGGCGTCGAAATGGGTGTGTTTCTGGAAAACAACATCCTCGACGTCATCGACCCCCACCTGCAACTGACCTCGCCGGGCATTGCCGGGGCCGAGGCGACCGAAGCCGACCATCGCCTGATCGACATCGCGCGGCGGCTTGAAGGCAGCTATGGCACCGGGGCGCAGCTTTTGGGCATGGCAAAGTCCTTTACCGTCAACGAGGCCGCCGACTACACCGTGGCGCACAACTCGACCACGGGCGAACAGACGATCCAGATCAAGTCGGAACATGTCGATGGCACCGGCCAGCCGATCAAGGTTCCTAAACTTTTCCTGATTGCGATTCCGGTCTTCGAAGGCGGCCCGGCCTATCGCCTGCCGGTGCGGTTCCAGTATCGCAAAGCGGGGGCGACCGTAAAGTTTGTCCTGACGCTGCACGATCCCAAACACGCCAAAGACCACGCCTTTGATGAGGCCGCGCAAACGGTCCAGGCCGACACCAGCCTGCCCCTGCTTATGGGCCAGCCCGAGGCGTAACCAGTCTGATCTTTCGGGACTAATCCCGCGCCGCGCCGGGACTGCGCGGTAATCACAAAGGAAAACAGCAATGAGTGACTACAAATTTAGCCTTGGCGACAAAGTCAAAATCACAATCAGCGGCGAAGAAGGCCAGATCATTGGCCGCGCTGAATATTTGGCAGACACACGCCAGTATCAGATCCTGATCAAAGCGGCGGGTGGGCGCGCAGTGACTGATTGGTGGGCAGCCGACTTTATTTCCGCAGCCTGACCCCTCCGCGCCGCGCCGGGACATGCGCGGTAATCACAAAAGGAAACCAACATGAAAATCCATTCACTCCTCGTCATCGCAGCTTTGGCTCTCACTGCATGCAATCAAGAAGAGGTTCCGCAGGAAATTGTTGATCTGAACATGATCATCAGCCAGCGAAATGCCGAGTTCAACGCCACCAAGTTCCGCAACGAGCGATTCCCAGATGCCGTTCGGGTGCTGATGGACAGCGACAGCACGATCAGCGCCACCTGTCGGTTTGGAGACGGCTGGGCAAGCGGATCTCTGGAAATGCCAGACCGCACCGCGATTGCCATCAAATGCCAGACCAATGGCAGCGGAAAGGGTTTTGCGGGGTGCCTGACCAAGGGGGACTTCGCCGGGAAATCCTTCGCCGATGAGGATGGCATTTGCAGCGCTGAGATCAAGTCGCTGCCAAAGTTCAAGTGACCCTTCGGTGACCGCCAGCGCGCCTGGCGGCATCCCAAGCGCCACAAGGAAACCCCATGACGAACCAGATGTTTATCAACCAGTTAAACCCCGAGAGGATCGGGGTTGCTATCGGCAACGCTCTGTTTCGGCTTTCGGTCATCGCCGCCTGTTGGAAGTATCTGCTGTCATGACCACGCCACACCATCCAGACCCGCGCCCCATGATCATCGACAGCTTTGCAGGCGGGGGCGGGGCCAGCACCGGCATCGAACTGGCGCTTGGCCGCAGCCCCGATGTGGCGATCAACCACAACGCCGCTGCCCTTGCCCTACATGCCGCTAATCACCCCGAAACGCTGCACCTGAACAGCAACATTTGGAATGTGCAGCCGCTCGAGGTGACCAAGGGCCGCCAGGTCGGCCTTCTGTGGGCCAGCCCTGATTGCAAGCACTTTTCGAAGGCCAAGGGCGGCGCGCCCCGCGACCGCAACATCCGCGATCTGCCATGGGTGGTGGTCGACTGGGCCGAACAGGTCAAACCTGATGTTATCGCGATGGAAAACGTTGAGGAATTTGTCACATGGGGTCTGATCGACAACGAAGGCCAGCCGATCAAGGAATTCCAAGGCCAGACCTTTGATCTTTGGATCGGGCGGCTGAAAAGGGCCGGATACCGGGTGCAATGGAGCGAACTCAAGGCCTGCGACTATGGCGCGCCGACGATCCGCAAACGCTTTTTTTTGATTGCCCGCCGCGACGGCCGCCCGATTGTCTGGCCAAAGCCCAGCCATGGCGACCCGAAATCGCCCGAGGTCCGAAGGGGCAAGCTGAAACCATGGCGCACCGCAGCGGAATGCATCGACTGGTCCATCGCCTGCCCGTCGATCTTTGACACCGCGCCGGAAATCATGGCCAAACACGGGCTGCGGGCCATCCGCCCCTTGGCCGAAAACACCCTCGCCCGCATTGCGCGCGGCATGAAACGCTATGTGATCGAGGCTGAGCGGCCATTTTTGGTAAACCTGACCCACGGCGCGCGATGCGAGGATCTTGCCGACCCGGTTCGCACGATAACTGGCGCGCATCGCGGCGAAAAGGCCATGATCGCCCCCAGCATCACCCGGTTCAACGGCGGCGCAACCGGCCAGGACATGCGCAACCCGATGCCAACCGTGACCGCGAACAGTTGGATCAAGAAACCCGGCGGCGCAGCACCGCTTGGGTTGCTGGCACCTGCCCTCGCCACTTTTTACGGACACAATGATGGGCGTGGGGTGCGCAGCGCTGATCTGTGCGAACCGCTACGGACTGTAACCACCGAAAACCGACATGCGCTGATTTCCCCCGTCCTAACCTACGCCCAGCACGGCGGCGCGGTTCGGCCCGTCACCGACCCCAGCCACACGATCACCGCCAGCCGCAAGGACCAGAACGCGGTGATCGTGCCCCATCTGCTATCCCTCAAGGGCACCACCAGGCGCGACCTTCCGGTCACCGCGCCACACCCAACCGTGCTGGCAGGCGGCGGCCATTCGGCCCTGATCGCCCCGCACATCATGACGATGCGCAACGCGGCCAAGCCCTTCAACGGCGCTGACGAACCGACCCACACCATCACTGCCAGCGGCGCGGGCCTGACCGCCGTCGCGGCCTTTCTGGCCCAGCATCACACCGGGGCCACCGGCCACGATCTGCGCGAACCGGTCAGCACCATCGCCGCGACCGGCAGCCATCAAATGCCGATCGCCGCCTTTTTCGCCAAATCCTACGGCACCGGCGACGGCAGCGCGACCGACGAACCGCTGCACACCATCACCACCAAGGACCGCATGGGCCACATGCAGGCCGCACTGCAGGCACCGCCATTCCAGCCTGAACATCAGGACCGCGCCCGCGCCGTGGCAGACTTCCTGCGCGCCCATGACGCCTGGACCGGCGGCGAATTCGTCATCGAAGCCGCCCAAGCCGCCGCGCAAGCCGCCGCGCAAGCCGATTACGCCGCCCGCATCATCGAAGCCCTGGACCCCGCCACGCTTGCCGCAATGCTGGCCGAGGCGGTGAAGGCCGAGCGGGAAGCGTGTGCCGCGATGATTGATGCTCGGCACCACATTCACATGACCGCCAAAGGCCGCAACCCAGATAAATACGTTTCGGATTGGTCGCTAACGGCCTGCCATATCCGGGCGCGCGGCCAAAAGGAGGGCGGGGTATGATGCGGGAAAAGCGATCAAAAGTCCCACGATGCGTGTCTTGCCGGTGGTGGGATAGAAGCAACAACTTTAGGTCGGTCGAGAAAGATTGGGGATTGTGCCACTTCTGGGGTGGCCGAACTGGAATGCGTACTCCTAGAGGCTTCATTGACGGCACATTCGGGCATGAGCCGAGCGGTGCTGACACATGCGACTGGCACAACGCAGACCCATCCAAGAAGGCGGAGGCGCAACTAAGCGGCGCAATGCCAGAACTTAAATGCGAGGGGAATATTCAATGGGCAAAAAGGGCCACCCCATGACCGCCCCCGATCACCTCAATCTCGAAACCGAGATCCACGACCTATTCACCGCCAAACTGCGCGAGTTTGCCGCGTTCTGCGCCGAAAACTGGACCATGACGCCCAAGGACATGCTGGAACTGCTGGAACCCTGCGAACACCCCGACGCCTACCGGCAGGGCTACAACGCCGCCATGACCAGCGGGATTGCGGGCGCGCTGGATCACTGGCTGGATGAAGCGGGGTATGGGCGATGACCACCTCCCGCAGCACACAGGCGGCAATCACGCGCGCCCTGTCCGCTGCGGCTCAGGCCGGGTTGCAGGTTGCGCGCTTCACCGTGTCCCGCGATGGCAGCGTGACGGTCGAGGCGGCCCCGCCTAAACCCTTGGACAAACCAGCCCAAGATATGCCACGACTGCCCAAGGCGTGGTCGCAGGGATGACTTTGGTGCGGGTGGATTATCCAGGGCTGTTGATCGAGCGCCACCGCAACGGCACCTCGCGTTGCCGCGTCCGGGTCGAAGGTGACAAGGCCCGGCGGATCAAAATCCCCGTGATGCCTGATCACCCCGATTTTGCGAACCATTACTACGCCGCGCGCGAGGGTCAAACATGGGTCAACAGCGCGCCCAGATCGGTCGAAATGTCGATTGACTGGCTGGTTGGTGGCTATCTCGATTTTTTGGCAAAGATGGTCAAGGCGGGGCAAATGTCACCGGCGACCCTAAAGCAACGCCGATCTGTACTTAGCCGACTGTGCGACAATAAGGGCACGGATGGCGGGCGCTATGGCGATTTTCACATTGCCGCCCCGGCCTCGGCTTTTGTGGCGATGCGCGACAGTTGGGCACACGTGCCGGGTGCCGCCGACAACCTGATCAAGTCGATTCGCGCGATCTACGAATGGGCTATTGAGAGGGGCATGATTGCCCATAATCCGGCCGCTGGAATCGGAGCGATCAACCGCAACCCGAAAGGCGGGGCCACCCCTTGGACCGCCGCCGATCTGCGAAAATTCCGCGAACATCACCCACCCGGCACCACCGCGCACCTTTGGCTGACGCTGCAGGCCTTCACGGCCTGCCGGATCGGCGATGCTTTGATACTGGGGCGGGACCATGAGGTGATGATCAATGGCCAGCCATGGCTTAAATGGCAACCCGGGAAAAAGGGTTCTGCCCCCGTCGCTATTCCGATGCTTCCACCGCTGTATAGGGCCACGCGCGCCGCAGTAGTGGTCGGCCAGACTTATCTGCTTTCCGAAAAGGGGCAGCCCTTCACCAGCGTCGAGGCGCTGCGCGTCCGGGTCCAGCGCTGGTGTAGTGCAGCGGGCCTGATCGACCGCAGTTCGCATGGCATCCGCAAGGCGATGGCCGAACTTATGGCCGAGGCGGGATGCACCCAGCACCAGATAATGGCGGTCATGGCACACACTCAAGCCAAGACATCCGAGGTCTATACAAAGGGGGTCGAGAGGCAGATTCTTGCCGCCGATGGCATCAAGGCGCTGGCCGGTTTGGACTGGTAGTGTCCCGCACTATGTCATTGCGGGACACTTTGCGCACAAAATAAGGCAGTTTCGCCTTGCCACGCATTCCAGGATCGCCCACCAAAACACCAAAAAAGCCAATGATTTCAATGCCGGCGCGGGACATTCTGCGCAAATGCGCAGCGTTAGAGATCAATGGCTTATGGTGATGGTGTCCCGCAGAATCGGCCCCCAGAAATGACAAAGCCCCCCGGCGGCAACCGAGGGGCTTGAAGCAATAATTGCAAAGAATTTGAGCGCGGAGATTGATGCGCGAGGCCTCATCGTATCAATCTGCTGGATTGCCGCGTTGACCACTGCCACCTTACGGTTGTGGTGCGCACCAGCCCGGTTATGCTGCGTTAGTTGGATGGGGTGTCTAACTCCCCCAATACCGCGCTCTGGTGGCTCGTCCTGACCTCCACAAGTATGCGTGTAGGCGGCGCATTGCATCGCCAAAGGCGACATGACGAGCCGCCAGAAAGCGGCATTTGGTTGCGGGGGCGGGACTTGAATCCGCGACCTCTAGGTTATGAGCCTAGCGAGCGACTAACTGCTCCACCCCGGCAACAAAAGCGCCCCTCACTAATACCACATGGTCGCGGGCTTGTGAATCCATTTTGTCATGCGCGAAACCGCCTGCCGGTAACAACAAAGCAGTTTGCGGTTATTCCCGGCGCGACAAATCACCCCTCGACAGCGGCGCGCACCGTTTGCAACTTTGCGTTCGCGCACAGCCGGCCCGCCATTTCGGCGGCGGCGGCTGTGCGCGAA